CCGCCGTGGCCAGATCCAGGGCATGGAGGACCGCAACGGCGCAAAGCAGATCAATGCTCGCGTACCGCTGTCTGAGATGTTTGGCTATGTAAACGACCTGCGTTCCAAGACCCAGGGTCGTGGCCAGTACACCATGGAGCCGGACGGCTATGAGCCTGTTCCCAAGTCCATTTCTGAGAGCATTATCAGCGAACGCGCCAAAAAAGACTGATAATTCGATAAATCAATAAAAAATGCTTGCTATTTTTATTCGATTTTGATAGAATAGCAATGACAATTGACTATTGTAAATTCTTAAGGAGGAAATTCCAATGGCAAAAGAACATTTTAACAGAACCAAACCCCATGTTAACATTGGTACGATCGGCCATGTTGACCATGGTAAGACCACTCTGACCGCAGCTATCACCAAGTACCTTGCAAACAAGGGCTATGCAAAGTTCGAGGACTATGCAGATATCGATAAGGCTCCGGAAGAGAGAGAGCGTGGTATCACAATCAACACCGCTCACGTTGAGTATGAGACCGACAAGCGCCACTATGCACACGTGGACTGCCCCGGCCATGCTGACTACATTAAGAACATGATCACTGGTGCTGCTCAGATGGATGGCGCTATCCTGGTTATCGCTGCTACCGATGGCCCCATGGCGCAGACCAAGGAGCATCTGCTGCTGGCTCGTCAGGTAGGCGTGCCCGCAATCATAGTTTTCCTGAACAAGACCGACCAAGTGGACGATCCCGAGCTGCTTGAGCTGGTTGAGATGGAAGTTCGTGAGACCCTGGCTGAGTATGGCTTTGATGAGGATTGCCCCATCATCAAGGGTTCTGCACTGAAGGCTCTGGAAGCATCTTCCAACGACGATCCTGCTTGCGCTTGCATCCAGGAGCTGATGGACGCTGTTGACGATTATATCCCCACTCCGGACCGTAAGGCTGACCTGCCTTTCCTGATGCCCGTAGAGGATGTGTTCACCATCACCGGTCGTGGTACCGTTGCTACCGGCCGTGTGGAGAGAGGCCAGCTGAAGACCGGCGAGGAAGTTGAGATCGTTGGTCTGAAGGACGAGAGCTCCAAGACCGTTTGCACCGGTATTGAGATGTTCCGTAAGATTCTGGACTATGCTGAGGCCGGCGACAACATCGGCTGCCTGCTGCGTGGTGTTCAGAGATCCGACATCGAGCGTGGCCAGGTTCTGGCTAAGCCCGGTTCCATTCATCCCCACACCGAGTTCACCGGTCAGGTGTATGTACTGACCAAGGAAGAGGGCGGTCGTCATACTCCCTTCTTCAACAACTATCGTCCTCAGTTCTATTTCAGAACCACTGACGTTACCGGCGTGATCACCCTGCCCGAGGGCACTGAGATGTGCATGCCTGGCGATAACGTAAACATGGATGTTAAGCTGATCACCCCCATCGCTATTGAAGAGGGTCTGCGCTTCGCTATCCGTGAGGGCGGCCGTACCGTTGGTTCCGGCGTTGTTACCGCTATCAAGGAGTAATTCCCGGAATTACAGAATCTATAAAAGAGCAAGTCTTCGGACTTGCTCTTTTTGCATTGATAGCTATAGGAAAGTAGGGCTCAGATTTGTCCTTTTATTGGCAAACTTGGTTTTGAACCCATTTCAACGGCTAACCGATTGCGCGGCATTCGTTGGTACTATAATTTATTGTCCGTTATTTGGTACAAAAGACGGATCCGCTTGCGCTGAGCGTTGACAGCCGCGGCGGCAAGACTGTATAATGGTTCTAAGGCAAAAAAGATGCCGATTTGACCCAAAAAGAAAAGAAGTCCGTTGTGGAAAAGATCAAGGACTTCTTTACAAAGCTACTGGACAGCACCCCGGAACACACGGTGCGTGACGAGCACGCCCAGGAGGTTTTGGACACGCTGCGGGGTATGGCAATCACGCTGTCCGATGAGCAAAAGGCAGAGACGGCCTACCACCACGACCGGTACGGCAATGGCCTGCTTTTTCTGTATTTTGCAACAAAAAGTACTGCAACGCCAAAAGCTTTCTGTTTTCTCTTGCTTTTTGTGTAAGCGAAAATTTGGCTTCACTAAGCCGAAAATAAAAAGCAAAATAAAAAAGGACAGCCGAAAAGCTGTCCTTATGGTCGGAGTGACAAGAATATAGGCGTAAAATTTGGCTTAGCAGCGGGCTTTTTGCAAATCTGTACTGCAACAGTACTGCAACGCCGTTGCTGCCAGCAAGGGAGCGCTTCTCTTTTCTTATCCCCGGGCAGTATTTTTCTGCGGAGCATTCGGGGTAAGCTGTTGCATATAGGCGTCTGCGGCCTCTGTGTACTTGTTCTCGTAATCGGCGAACACATCGCAGTAGGTGTTCAGGGTGGTCTCAATATTGGCGTGCCCAAGGCGCTTCTGGAGCACCTTAACAGGCATACCGCTCTCAATGCAGCGGGTGGCGTATGTATGCCGCAGGCTGTGGAGGGACACAACACCGGGCACGGTAGGATCCAGCACATTATATTTTTTCAAAATTCGTTGAAATTGCATGTTCACTTGACTGGTGGTCAGTACCTTGTGCCCTTTGAAGTCGTAGAACAGCAGATCAAAGCGGTTCGGCTGCCACTGTTCCATATATTCGGACAGAATACAGAACGGTGCGTCTGTCAGGCTCAAAAGCCGCTGCCCGGCGTAGGTCTTAGTCTTGGTGCCTATGACGGCGTGGTCCGTCTGGTCCTTGGTCACCGTGCGCCGCACATTCACGGTGCGGAAAGTCAGGTTGACATCATGCACATCTAAGGCGTTGATCTCGCCCATACGCATGCCGGTGCACAACATCAACATCATCTGCTCCCAATATCGGCAGCCACGCTCTTGGTCGTTCATGACCTGCACAAACCTGGTCTGCTCCTCTACGGTCAACGCACGCACCTTGCGGGTGGCATTGTTGCTCTTTGGCTTTTTCATGCCACGCATAGGATCCTTGCGGATCAGGTCATTGTCAAGGGCTGTGCGAAAGCAGCGGGCAAGCAGGGCATAGTCCTTGGCGATCACTGAATTGGAACAACTGGTGATCTCTATAAGGTATTGGGTCACTTGCGGTGGCCGCACAGCTTGCAGTGGGCGGTCGCCTATGGAGCTGGCGGCGATCCGCTTACAGCTGGCCAGCTTGCGCAGGTAGGTGTTGTCCCCTATCTGGTTTAGCGCCCGGTCTGTCTCGACAAGCGATAAGATATACTTGGCAACGGTGATCTTGTCCGGCTCTATTACCGACCCGGTGGCAAGTTCATTTTTCAGCGCGTCCAGCTTTGCCCGCACATCTGCCTGCCGCTTGCCGTATATTGTCTTTCTTTTCGGCTTGCCGTTGGCGTCCACGCCTATAGTCAGCTGGGCAGCCCATAGGCCTTTGCTTTCCATCTTATAGATGGTTCCGTCACCGTTTCCTCTTTTTCTTGGCATTGTACACACTTCTCCTTTGCATATAGCAGCGGGTAGCGCCTAAAAAAGGGCGCAAAAAGCCCCGCTTGATTTTTCAGCAGGGCTGTGCTACAATAACCAGTGTTGGGTGGGTTATGTGCACGCACATCTCCTGCTTATTGGCTCTCCCCTGCGCCAACAGGGGGGAGCTTTTTTTATTTATTCGTTATAGTTCATAAGGCCAATAAAGCAGCCCAGTGTTGAGTGGCAGTCGGCCAGCGCTCTGTGGGCAGTCTCGTCCTGGCAATCAAAGTAGTTGGCCACCGTACCCAGCTTATAATCGGGCAGGAACGGTAACTCCCGCTTGGCGCATTGCATTGTGTCGAATGAGGGAAAAGCCGTGTCTCCATCGCAGTATAGATTAGCGTTGCGCACAAGGAAGCCCACATCAAAGGACACATTGTGACCCACAAGAGGCAGATCACCGATGAAGTCCAGCACATCAGGCATTATATCGGCAGCAGCGGGCGCTTCCTCCAGCATTTCGTTGGTGATCCCGGTAAGCTTGGTAATCCGACCGGATACCGGTTTTTTGGGCCGAACAAGTTGCTGATAGCTGTCCACCACATCAGTGCCGCACACCTTTAACATGCCGACCTCTATGATCTCATTTTGAATAGGAGAAAAGCCGGTGGTCTCAAAGTCAATGACTACAAACTCCTCTGGAAACTTTCGCAGCCGGGAGCCGCGCCGATAAAAACCTTTTTCTTCCTGCTCGTCGTCATCGTCTGCCGAGTCAGGCTCCGGGTCGGTCATCTCGACGACCGGCAGTGTAACTGTAACAGGCTCCGTATCAATATGCACGGATATGTTCGGTATATTTTCCAGTTCGGGTTCCGTGTGTTCTGCCTCGTCAGCATACCTGGGATTGACCCACTGCGCCACAGGCTCCACCTCTTTTTGGGCAGCGGGCGGTATAGACTCCGCTTTCGCCACCGGCTCAGGCGGAACAGCAGCGGGCTGTTCGGCAACGCACTTTTCTGTGTCCGCTTCCGGTTGTTGTGCGGCGGGTGGCTCTGCGACCGGAGGGACAGGTGGAACAACTGCCTGTTGTACTGGCTGTGGTGCAGCGGGCTGCTGCACCGTAGGCGGCATATAGTATGTACCCTGTTGCTCGTGCCGGGCGTTTTCCTGCTCATCTGCGGGGATCAGTTTTAGCACCTTGGTAAGAATTATGTAATAAATCACCAACAATGCAACAGACACAACCAGGAACGGCGGAAAAGCTGCACAGGCGAGCAGTGTTGCTACAACCAACGGCGGCAGCGCATACAGTAAAATCTTGTATGATTTTTTCACGCTTTGTCCTCCAGGCTGCGATTGATATTTGCAAGCAGCTTAATGACGATCCAATTCTGATTGAAAATTGCCTCCTGCATAGAGTTGATATTCAGCAATAACGGACCGTAGTTATCGGACAGCACGCTGCCAACAGTAATGGCCGCATTCCCCTTAAAGGTCTCTATGATCCGGTTGAGCTCGTGTTCTGGAATATCGTCGGCGTACTCCTCCAGGTGGTACTTTTCGATGAATTCGTCACGCTTGGCCTTGGCAGCCTCTTGTTTCTTTCTCTCTTTTTCTTCTGCTGATGTAAACAGACCCATTTCTTTTTTCCTCCTATTAAGTTATTACATCTATAATCACGGTGTGCCGTGGATTATACAATTCCGCACTCGAAATAAAATTCAAGTGCCTTGTGGATGAACTCTTCCGTCACATTGAAATACTCGGCCAACTCATAAGGCTCCAGGCCCTGGCGCAGCTGCGCCTCCAGCTCGGCCTTGGGGATCAACTTTTTCACTGCCCACTTGTCTGCCCGGCGTTCGTGCTTACTGCGCCGGTCCAGCGGGGCATATAGGTTGTAGAACGACCCGGTTATGCAGTGCCCGGCTTCATGTGCCAGGCGGCAGCGGGCCTCTGCGGTGCTCTCCAGGCTCTGCTCGTCAAGTGCTATGTAATAATCATTACCGATATTGGCAGACGCAGACTTGGAAGCGGGCATACTGCCCAGATATACCTCTATGTTGTTGCGCTCGATCTCATCGAACAGGGACTCAGTTGTTGTCATTCTCTCTCTTTCTCTTATCTTTGATAAATTCTACAAATCCTTTAACTTCGTTCCACATCTCATCGGTGACTTCACCGTCACCACCAAATAGTGCCACTTTGGCTATCTCCTCCGGACTTTGTTGGTCCGGGGGATTTTTTATGTCCGTATTTCCCAAAAGGTAGTCCACCGACACGCCAAAGTGTTCGGCTATAGCAGTTAAAGCGTCAGCTGACGGTATGCTACCATAGCGCCACCGGCCAACAGTCGCTTTGGAATAACCAAGTGACTGCCCAACGCCGGTCGTAGTGCCGCCCTCTTCTTTGCAGAGTGCAGTAAATCTCTCGAAAAAATCCACAATTTTGCCTCACTTTTTTTGTGCATAATCACGAAAGTACGCAAATGTAGACTTTTAGTGTTGACAAGTACACTCTGGCAGCCTATAATGGCAACTGTAGTCAACAAATGCGGACTCGCGCTGTTATCTTAGGTATCAGAACAGCCTCATTATAGCACGCTTGTACGCATTTGTAAACTACAAAATGCAAAAAAGTGTGCATTTGTGCACAAAAGCACAGAAAAGGAGGTAACACAATGGACGAGTGGATCGCTGAGGCTATCGGAAAAATGCACATCAACAAGATCACACAAGTTGAGCTCGCGCAGTATATGGGTTACACGCGCAGCTACATCAGCTCAATACTGATTGGCCGACGCAAACCGCCACAGGCAAAAGAGCGGATCCTCGGCGCAATCAACGAGATCATCGCAGAGCGCAACAACTAAATACACGGCCAGCCTTTTGGGCGGCGGCAGAGATACGCAGGCAGCGGGACCTTTTTTCACTTCTTCTCTTTTTTCTTTTCTTTTTTGTCAAATTACCCCCTATGTCCCTGCTTCCGGTGCCCGCCCCACCCAACATCACATTTATCGCAGACGGCACTTTTGCCGTGCAGCGGGCAGCTTGCGGCTCTGCCGCTTGCCCAAAGGGCTGGCCTAATCAAGAAAGGAGAATAGCAATGAAAGTACCCATCAACAAGGACAGCCCCTTGGCAATGGACGACTTTGACGCCGCCGTGCAGCAGCGTATGGAGCGCCTGCAAAGCTATATCGACCTGATCCGCACCGCCGAAGCTGTAGAGGAAGAGGTCAAGGTCAAAGGTACAAAGCTGTATCTTGGACCGGAAGATGTGGCGGCATACCTGAATTGCAGCATACCAACGGCGCGGCAGTATATGCACCGTCCGGGCTTCCCTCTCATTCAGCTGGGAGAGAACGGCACCAAGTTGGCTGTGTTCGCCCCGGCGTTCCACGCATACAACGCAGGAAAATACTAAATTGCAGTCAACTGCAAAGAAAGGACAAACCAATGACGAAGCGAGAAAAGGCAGGCGTGGTCCTGGTGATCACCGGCTTCCTGTTGGTACTGCTTGGCTGCTGCTTGGTGGCGGACAACCAATATTGGTGGGTGTCTGTGGCAATCAGCGGCACCGGCTGCGCATTGATCGCCCTGGCGGTGTTCGTGTTGCCCAAGGACGAGGACGAGCCGCAGCAGGATAAGCGGCTGGTGATCGAGGACGAAAACCACAAGGTGGTGCTGGTAGCGCCGCTGACAGATTTTGAACTGGCGTATCTGCACGCAATTCAACTTGGAAAGGATGATGAAAATGGAAGATTACATTGACTTAGTGATTGCTAAATTGGATGAGGACCACATTGTTCTGCGGGCGCCGTGGAATACCGTCAGAGCCGGTGACACCGTGTATGTGCAGGGTGACGGCAACTACGAGGCACTGGAAGTCATAGCAGAACGGAAAACCAAGGCTTTGATGGAATTGCCGAAAGTGACCGCCATTATGCTGCCACTGGAGTATGACGAACAGAGCGGCGGGCAAAAAGAAAAAGCCGACTGAGCGACCAGTCGACTTAAACACAAGCGGCGAAAAAAAGTAAAACGCCTGCGCTAATTACATTATATATAAGGACCGCAGAGAAGTCAAGGACAAGCCGTGCGGCAAGGGCGAAAAAAGGGGCCTGCGCTCCTTTTTTGCTCCTTGTTCAAAGTATTATTTTTAAGCACAAAACGCCAACGGCAAAAATATATATCGCTTGGCATTCTTCAGCGGGTTCAGGCGCAGGCAGAAGACCGGCGGCAACAGGGTGTACACCCGCGCCGCATAATGAGGAGCTGTGCTCTGTGGGAATGTGGAACACGCCGGTGAACCGGTGGGAAACTTGATTTTCCACCCGGGAGCCGATCAGCGTTTTCCAGCATTTCCATAGAGTGCTGGTCCGTCAGAAAGGAGAAAAACAAAATGCCATGGGTGCAAAAGACCACCCACGCAGGTAAATGTATCTACATTCAGCGGCATTACTCCTCCCGCTACGGAAGCAAGAATAAATGCACCAGGGGTAGCAATTACGGAAAGACAAGCGAGGCGCAGGCGGCAGTCAACAATCGCCAGGCGTGCCTACAGCAGGAGATGATCTTCAATGCGAATTTCGGACCAGGTGACCTGACAGCTACATTTACATTCCGAAAGGCGGACAGGCCCAAGGACCTGCAAGAGATCAAGAAACTGTGGGCCGCCTATATGGCCAAACTGAGATATGCCTACAAAAAGGCTGGCGTGGACTTCAAGTGGATGAGAGCCATTGAGACACCGGACAAGAACCCGCATATCCACATGGCGCTGTCCGGTATTGACTTGACCAAACTGCCCAGGTGGCCGTATGGCCGGGTGGAGTATGTACCTGTGGACGATCGAGACCACCACACCTACGGCGGGGACC